CTACAATCTTTGGTGCTATCGACTTCTTCTGTCTTAATGGGCAGATACGTGGCAAGCATGACAAGGTGATGCGTAAGAACACCAGTGGATTCAACCTCGACAGGTTCATTACTGAACTGCACAAGTCTCAGCAGGACTTCACTGCACAGGCAGAACAGATGCAACGCTGGGCAAACACTAGCCTAGTCAATGTGGATGTTAAAGCTATGCTTGAAACACTGCTCAAGTCAGACCGCAAGGCAGAGAAGATGAACATCTTATACAACCAAGAGGTAGCCACACGTGGACGCAACCTGTGGTCACTGTACTCTGCCTTCACCAACTATGCTACCTATGCAGATGAACGCAATGGTTTCACCCAGCGTAACACTGGCGGTGATACACAAGCTAAGTCACTTTTCATGCGTGAGGTTGAGGTAGCTGGCTGGGTTGATAGCCCTGTGTTTAAGTCACTTGCGGTAGCGGCATAATGAAGCTGTATCAAGTAGCGGATGAATATTATTTGTCCCATGATTACAAGAACTTACGCCAAGAAACTAAGACGCACTATGAATACTGTCTTAACAGTGCGCTGGCTACACCTGTCGAGGGTGTAGTCATTGGCGAGGTGGATTGTACTAATCTGTCTACCAAGCAAGCTAAGTTAGCCTATGACATCTGGTGTGATCGTGGCATCTCTACTGCTAATCATATTATGGCTACGGCTAGAATATTATATAACTATGCCATGCGTATGGAACACTGTTTTATAAATCCCTTCACAATAGTGCGTAAGAGAGCCACCAAGCCACGTAAGGTGGTGTGGAGCAGGGGTGATGTCACAAAACTGCTAGACGCCGCCTACAGCGATTTTAGCACACGTAACATCGGTCTGATTGCACACATGGCATATGAATGGTGTCAGCGTGTCGGTGATATGCGTGTACTGACGTGGGATGCCATCGACTTTGAGCAGAAGCGTGTAATAATATTACAATCTAAACGTGATGCACAGGTGGAGTTACCCATTGACGATGACTTATACGGTATGTTAATACAACAGGAACAAGACTTTGGCTTTCAACCTTACGTTGCACCTAGACCTACATCATACAGAGGTGTATATGAACCTTACACGATGTATAAACTACCATTACATGCACGTAAGCTGATGGATGACGCTGGACTATCCAAAGAACTGCGTCTTTCTGATCTAAGGCGTACAGGTGTGACTGAAATGGTTGATGCAGAGGTAGGTATAGGACAAATAATGTCGGTTACAGGACATGCTGACCCACAATCAGTAAAGCCATATCTAAAAAATACGTATGTCAGTGCAAATAATGCCTTGACAGCACGAAAAAATATATGATATAAGCATTCAACTGCCGCAACGAACTAATATATAATATAACTATTATAATATATAACTGTATATAGAAAGGACACATATATGATTAATCCAAGTGACTATGATGTTGCCAATGGCGAGACTAAACGCATGAACTGTCCTGTCTGTAAAGGTGACAGAACATTTAGTATCACTAATGATATGGGTAATCTTGTATGGAACTGCTATAAGGTGAGTTGCACTGTCAGTGGTGGTACTCGTGTGCCTATGACCATCAGTGATGTACAAAAACGTCTTAATCCTGCGTCAGATACAACACAGGATAAGTTTGAGTTACCTGCATACGTAGTGCCACATCGTAATAAACGTGCTGTAGTCAAGTGGTGTGCTGAATGGGGCATACACGAGGATGAGCATGGCTTGATGTATGACGTAAAGGAAGACCGTGTGGTATTTCCTGTTGTACATGATGGCAAGCTGGTTGATGCTACAGGCAGAACATTAAGCAAAAGAATACCTAAATGGAAAAGGTATGGAAAAAGTAGCTTGCCATATACATCTGGTTGTGGTAAAGTCGCTGTAGTTGTTGAGGACTGTGTAAGTGCGGCCATTGTTGGTTATGGTTCCTTTGTCGGGGTTGCGCTGTTAGGCACGTCTTTGTCTGATACGCATAAAAGGTATCTTGCACAGTTCTCGACAGCAGTAATTGCACTAGACCCCGATGCGCTAGTCAAATCAATACAGATGGTAAAAGAATTACGAGGCTATGTAGATAATGTACGTTTACTAAAACTAGAAGATGATATAAAATACAGAAACCCGACAGACATGGATAAGCTAGATGCTATCCGCAAACAGATAGGAGAATAACCACATGGAATTATCATTAATCAGAAGTCTAATGAACAGGGACTTTTATGAAGAGCATCGTGGATCACGTTGCCCTGATCGCTTGTTCAGTAAAGACATACGTAAGATAAAGCAGTCTATCGACAGTGCTATGGAACGATATGAACGTACTGTAACGCCTGATGAGATAGAGGCTTTGTTCATGGCAAACAACCCAACGCTGACTACGGCACAGAAGCAAGCCTATTCATCCTTGTTCAACAACATTAAGCGTGAACAGCCGATGGGTGGTGATGTAGCACAAGAGGTGTTATCTAAGCTGTTCCAGAAGGTCATTGGTGAAGAGATTGCCACGCTAGGGTGTGACTACGTGGATGGTATGCAGACAAGCCTTGACCCACTGCGTCAGATACTTGAACAGTATGGGGATGACTTTACACCTAGTGCCAAGGTTGAATGGGATGACATAGAACTTGAAACATTGCTTGCACGTAATGACCTTGAGGCACGATGGACATTCAACATACCTAGCCTGACACGTAAGGTAGAAGGTGTGAATGATGGTCACTTGATTGAGGTGGGGGCTAGACCCAACACAGGCAAGACATCGTTTCATGCGTCATTGATTGCATCACCCGGTGGCTTTGCTCATCAGGGTGCTAACTGCATTATCTTATGTAACGAGGAAGGTTATCACCGTGTCGGTGCTAGATACCTGACTGCCGCTACTGGTATGACTATGCAGGAGATTAAAAAGAATCCAACCAAGGCACGTGACTTGTATAAACCTGTCAAGGAACGTATCAAGATTAAGGATGCGACAGGCCGTGACATGGCGTGGGTGGAGTCTATATGCAAGGCATACAAGCCTGATATAGTTCTGCTGGACATGGGTGATAAGTTTGCTAGGACAGGTGGCTTTTCACGTCCTGACGAGGCGTTAAAGGCCAATGCAATACATGCACGTATGATTGCCAAGCAACACGAGTGTGCTGTATTCTATATGTCACAGTTATCTGCTGATGCAGAAGGTAAAGTTCTGCTTAATCAAAGCATGATGGAAGGTAGTCGTACAGGTAAGGCGGCAGAGGCTGACCTTATGGTGTTGATTGCAAAGAACCCACCTGTTGACAATCAGGAAGAAGAAGATACACAACGGCATTTGAATGTGGTAAAAAATAAGTTGTCAGGTTGGCATGGTGTGGTACACTGTGAACTTGATTACAAGACAGCGAGGTATACAGTATGAAACTAACATTAGATGTAGAGAATACAACAACAGAACGTAATGGTAAGTTGCATCTTGATCCATTTGAGCCGGATAACTCACTGACTATGGTGGGCATGCTGACAGATCAAGGCGTTGAACGTATCGTTACCTTTGACCATAGTGAGGTAAAGGCAGATGAGTACGGGCATGTATTGGTACAAGAGTTCCTAGATGCCGCAACTATTATCATCGCGCACAATGCCGCATACGATTTGATGTGGCTTTGGGAGTCAGGCTTCAAGTATGATGGCCCTGTGTTTGACACTATGCTTGGCGAGTATGTGCTACAGCGTGGTCAGAAGCAACCACTATCTCTTCAGGCTTGTGCAGAACGCTACGAGTTGGATACAAAGAAGCAGGATACACTGAAAGAATACTTCAAGAAAGGTTATAACACACGAGATATACCGCACGATGAGTTGTGTGAGTATCTATCTGCTGACCTACATGCTACGCAACAGCTATCAGATAAGCTAATGCGTCAGCTACAGTCAGACAGTTCTAGCCTAAATGATACTGTGGTGCTTACTAATCAGGTGTGTGTTACACTAGCACGTATCTACCAGCGTGGATTCAAGGTTGACTTGAATGTACTAGAGGAAGTGCGTCAAGAATTTGAACAAGAGAAGTGTCAACTTGTTGACGACTTGCAGGTTCATGTACGCAAGGTCATGGGTGATACACCTATCAACCTCAACAGCCCAGAGCAGTTGTCTTGGGTTATCTATGGTCGTAAGGTTATAGACAAGCATGATTGGGCTACACTCATTGACCCATACATGCCTGAAACTGAGTTCAGACAGCTTGTGGCTACACGTACACAACGTATGTATCGCACTAATGCAGTGCAATGCCCTACGTGTAAAGGCAGTGGCTATATACGTAAGACTAAGAAGAATGGTCAGCCGTTTGCCAAGCCAAGCAAATGCCCTGAGTGTGGCACGTCAGGCTTCCTATTCAATCCTACTGACACTATGGCTGGCTTCAAGTTCAAGCCACCTACAGCTAAGTGGGCATCTGCCAATGGTTTTAGTACCAGCAAGAATAACTTGCAGTTACTAGAGGCAGGTGCTAAGTCTAAGGGCATGGATGATGCAGTGGAGTTCTTATATAAGGTACGCAGACTAAGTGCTGTCGATACATATCTGTCATCATTCGTTGATGGTATAAGTAACTATACCAAACAGGATGGCATGTTGCATGTCAGCCTACTACAACATCGTACATCGACAGGTCGCTTGTCGGGTGCTAATCCTAATATGCAGAACATGCCACGTGGCGGTACGTTCCCTGTAAAGAAAGTGTTTGTGTCACGATGGGATGGTGGTAAGGTACTTGAAGCTGACTTTGCTCAGTTGGAGTTTAGAGCCGCCGCATATTTATCACAGGATGGAGTTGCAATTAATGAAGTATCTACTGGATTTGATGTACATGCGTATACCGCTAAAGTTATTACCGATGCTGGTCAATATACGAATCGCCAAGATGCGAAGGCGCACACGTTTGCGCCACTCTATGGAGCAAGCGGATATGGTAGAACAAAAGCGGAAGCAGCATATTACGAACACTTCAATGACAAATACACAGGAGTGGCCTCTTGGCATTCCCGACTGGCTAAAGAAGCTATCACCACCCAGAAAATAGTTACACCTTCTGGACGTGAGTTTTCTTTCCCTGATGTAGTGCGTAAGGCAAATGGTCGTGTGTCATACTTTACGCAGATAAAGAATTACCCTGTACAGTCATTCGCTACAGCAGATATTGTACCGATTGCACTGTTGCAT